ACCCATAAGGTGATTCATTTATTTCTTCATGAGGAATAGTATTACCATCAGCATCCTTTTGATGATGTTCTTTCTGTAATTTATCTCTTTCTATAGCTTTAGCAAGTCTTTGTCTCTTTGCTGCTTTTGCTGCTTCATTCTCTTTATTTGAAGTTTTAGCATCTGTACCTACAACTCCTCTTTTAGGTTGAGATCCAGTAGTTACTTTTGCTTTCTTTTTACCAAGAACATCAACCTTAGAACCTAATGCAGCACCAGCAGCAGCACCAAGTGGTCCACCAACAGCACCACCTAATACAGCACCAGAAGCAGCACCCAATACTCCTTCATCTATTTCTTCCCATTTTCCACCTTTTTGCTCATACCATTTATATGCCCATGAATGTGCTTTAACTCCATAAACACCAAATCTTTCTTCAGCTAATTCTTTTGCTCTTGTCCATAATTTAGGACGAGATGCATCAAAATTTGATTCTAGAATTTTTAGAGAAGCTTCTCCATCTAATCTATCTAGTACTTTTTCAACAATAGGACTTGCCATCTTTCTCAGACACTTTTTTATATTTAGGCATTCATAGTTGTTCTAAACACTTTAAAGACTGTGGAATCACTAGAAGTAGGTGTTGCTAACAACCTAACATTACCACTGTCTATATCAGCATCAAAGGTAGCAAGACTAATTCCAGTTTTAATTGTTCCATATTCACTAATATAAACATTTCCTCCAGCATGAAGTAAGTTTATAGAAGTAGTATGATAATCACTTCCTTTCTTAATTTGAACTTGATAAGTTGCAGCAGAATAAGTAGATGAACTAAAGGTATCTATTGATGCCTGTGCAGTAGAAGTTTTTGTAGAAGTTACACCTTCTATTCTAACAATATTTGAACCACCTAAATCTATTCCACTTCTAGCAGTAATCAATCCAACAGAATCAATACTAGTTACATCCTCATAAGTTAAAGTTCCACCTATAGATACATCTCCACTGAATGTGGCATTAACAGCACTTATATTCCCACTAAATGTACCAGTTGTTCCATCCACATTTCCTGTTAAAGGACCACTAAAGGCAGATGCAGTTATAATTCCAGTAGTATTAATACTATCTTCTGTTCCTATTCCAGCTGCAGCACCACCTACCCATTTACCAGTAGAGGATTGATATTTAAGAACCTTATCATTAACTTTAGCAGAATCTCTATCTATATCATCTAAAAACTCAAGACGAACTTCTCCTCCACCACCTTGAGTATGGACAATATTTTTTAATACATCTATTTCCTTTCTTAATATAGCAAGTTCAGATTCTGTAGTATTTTCTTTTATTATTTCCTTTCCAGTTTTCTCATTAATAGTATCTAAGATTTTAATTGCATGTTCTGCAGTAGTTTCTTCTGTAGCAATTTCATCAACAGCAGGTTTAACTGGTTTTTCCTTACTACCAATCTCTTGTTTTATTTCTTCATAATCATCTTTCTTTGCTTTCTTTTTAGTCTTTTTCTTAGGTTCAGAGAAAATAAAATTCTCAAAAATCTTAGCATCAGCAACTAATTTCTTTCTTGCTTCCTCTTTCTCCTTTTCCTTTTCTTGTAATTCTTTTTTAACACGAGCTGTTTCTACTGCTATATCCTGAAACATACTTTCAAGAGATATTTCACCTATTAATTCTTTTTTCTCTTCCTCCTTTTTCTTCTTTTCTTCTCCTATTATAGAAAAGAAGCTATCCAGATTTTGATCCATTTTTACCTCCATTCTTTAATAACTTTTGTAATTCAGCAGTAGAACCAACAAATAGTGCATTATTAACTGTGGTAGGACTTTTTGCCTCTTCCTCTTTATTAACGTCTTTAACTTTCTTCTGTAAGTCCATCAACTTATCAGTAGCATCAGAAACACTCTTAATTAATTGACCAGCAACTTCATATGCTCTAGGCATCTCACTATCTTGAGCAAGTTCTAGAATACCATTAATTGCTTCCTGACCTTTCTCTATGATACTGTAAAGATTACCACGAGTATACTCATAGTCTTTAGTTATATCATCTTTAGTAAGTCTATCTGGTTTCTTTAATGGAGAAACTTCAGTAGGAGTTATGTTAAGAGTGTCATCCATAATCTATACCTCAAATTATACTACCATCAAATCCAAAATCATCACCAAATTCAATGAGAGCATTATCATCAGTTCCTGGATAATTGATACCCAAGACCTGTGCTCCCTTAACATGATTCTGAACTGTTGTATTATCTTGAGCCCTCTTAACAGTCATCTTATTACCTGTTACAGACTCAACATACATCTCTTCTTGACCAATATATACATACTTATCTGCTTCAATCTTAGTACCATCATCTACTTCAATAACAGTCTCTAAGAGATCAACATTTTCAGCAAGAAGAGTTACAACATCACCAGTGTAATCCTTAGTTGCTCTTCCAGTTACACTATAAGTAACATCTCTAGAAGGAGCAACACCCTTAGCACTGGAACCAGCAACGTATCCAACAGAAACCTTCTTGATAACATCTCCAGTAACATCTGCAATAGGACCGAATACGTAAGTCTTAGCAGTAAATTCTAAAGTATAAACTAATGCTCTTCTAGTTTCAAAATTTCCTTCATAATCATCTTCCATTTGGATGTTATCTAATTGAATAGGAACATCTCTTAATTCTTTTAAATTTCCCAAATACTTAATTGGAAGATTATAAGCAGGTTGGAAATATGGTAATATCTGCTCTACAATTTGAAGCATATCATCATTCAACTTTGTCATTATAGACAATTGAATCTTCATATTATAAGGAACAGGAATATAATTTTTATTTACTGTTGCTCCATCTGGAGTTTGATTAATAATTGTTTGAGTCTGTGTAGACTTTCTTGTTGGATCATATTGAAGTCCTAAAAATTCAAATGACATTCTAGGAAGTGTCATTGAAACAGGCTTATTCAAATCAGCCTCTTGTTGCATTCTCGCAAGAAACTTTTGAGTGGGTCCATAAGCTAAGGGAACTTTAACTATAGAAGAATCCCCATGCTTAATTTCCAACCCATTAAATAAAGATCCAAATCCAATAATTACAGATCTGAAGATCTCGTTGTAAAAATACTCAAACATTATTTTATACCATTATACTTACTATTTAACAAAATAAAATTAAGGTATTCCAAATGGATTCTTTTCAGTAAAGTCTAAAATAGAATCTCCTTCTGTTTGGAAGACATCATTTTCAGCAAAAGCATCTACCAAATCATCAGTATTAACTTTTAATATACCATACAAAGCACCAGAATTAGAACCTAGAATTGTCTCTCCAACAACAAACTTCTTATCTACTATAGAAATTTCTAATGTGTTATTAACTGAATCCCATTCCTTAACTCTAGCAGTTGCTCCAGAAGTCTGACCTGTAACAGTTTCATTAAAGACATAGGAACCAGTTCCAACACCCACACCTGCTCCAGTTGGTGCTTCAAATGTAATAGTTGGAACCTCAGAGTAACCAACACCAGCATTAGTAATATAAGCAGTTGTAACAACACCAGCAGAGTTAATATAACCAATACCATAGGCAGCAGTACTACCAACACCAACACTTCCAGGTGCTGATACTGTGAATGTTGGATGTGTGGTATATCCAGAACCACCACCAACAAGTGTTACTACTCCTATTGAACCAAGTGTAGTAATTCCTACTGTAGCAGCAGCACCTACACCATATCCAGTAGGATCTTGAATCGTAATCCAAGGTGCTTCTGTATATCCAGCACCAGCATTAGATATATGAATTGCCGCAATCTTTCCATCAGTTAGACCAGTATCACAATCAGTCCAAGTAGTAGAAACAGAAGCAACACCAACAGCATTAGCAGAACCAGCAGGTGAAGAAGATATACCAATCAAAGGTTGTGCTTGATAACCAGCACCCATATTGGTCATATAGATTTTCTGAACACCACCTGTAGCAACATAAGATGCTGTAGCAGTAGCAGTAACAGCAGCTCCTATTAAAGTAAGAGTCTGGATATATCCTAGTTGTTCTACTTCATCATCAATAGTTTCAACTCCTGTATCAATGACCTCATCCTCATAACGGAAGAGTTCACATCTAAGTTGATAAACGTAATTCTTTTTAAGTTGATAGAATGGTTGCTCATGCTCAACATACTTAATTTCAAATAACCTATCACCTAATGGGAAGTAAATAAGATCCCCTTCTTTAGGTCTAGTTGCTAATTCTATATTGGGTATATTTTTAATAAGAGGTGTAATATAAGTCTCATATCTTTCTCTAGAAATAACAAGAGTCAAATCATCTACATTTTGAATACCAAATTTTGATAGGAGTGTACCTTGTCCACCATATCCTTCATAACTATCGATATATGCTTCAATAGGATAAGCAGCATCAAATTGAGATTCAATAACCTCTCTAATAATAGTATTTTTTTGAATATATCTTCTAGGAATATAATAGATATCTACTCCATACATCTTCAACTGTTCGTTGATAAGACTTTGGACTAAACTTTGTTCACTTTTAGCTCCCTGTAAGAAATATGGATTAAGTGCCATGTTCTACCTCAAGCTATCATGTCTAGTGGAGGAGTCTCATAAGTACTAAGCATTTCATCACGTATTTCACTTAGTTCTCCTTGAGCATCATCATATATTTGTCTTCCATTTAATTCTATACCTCCAGGAAGTTTTACTCC